GCGTGGGCGGGGCTGGTGGCGGAATCCCGACGGCACGTTGCAGGAGGTCCAGGCGCACCTGACGCCATACCAGCAACCAGCCAATTCCCACCCTGCCGACCAGGGGGCGCCGACGACCCGCGTGACCGGAATCTACGGCGCCATCGGTACTCGGAAGTGGCAATAGCAAGGAGGTAATGCCAGTGCGGAACATGACCATCGGCCAGATGATCGTCTACGCGATCGTGTCGCTGTTGTTCGTCGCGGTCGCGATGCTGTTGATCGACAAGTACGTGACGGTCCCGGTCGCCCATCAGATCGCCAAGGCCATCGCTGACATGTTCACCGGCGCGACCTCGAAGGCTGCCGCGTGACCGACCAGGCCACCTACGAAGGCTGGGCCATCCTTGAGCTGATGGGCCACCGCCGCCTCGCCGGCTACGTCCGCGAGCAAGAGATCGCCGGGGCCGCGTTCTTGCGCCTGGACGTCCCAGGCGACCCGATCACGAACATCGACGTTGAGTCAGGCACAACCACGGCCGCGACGCAGTTCTACTCGCCGCAGGCGGTCTACTGCCTGACCCCGACGACGGAGGACACCGCCCGCGTGGTCGCCAAGCTTGGCCAGCCCGCCCCCGTCCAACGGTGGGAGCTGCCCGCCCCACGACAGCCGCACCTGTCCGAGGCCGACACGTTCGACCCTGACGACGGGGACGACGACGACGATGATCCGGAGATGCCGTTCTGATGCCCGCCGACCTGGACCCCGCACTGGCCGGCGTCCTGCTGTGGACCGGCCTGGCCCTGGCCGCCGGGATCCTGCTCCGCCGCGCGCCCGCCACCCTGCTGGTCTGGGTCGCGGCCGGCTGGGCGCTGTACTACCTCAAGGCCAGCCCCTACGCCGCCGGAACCGTCCTGCTCGCGCTGGGCCTGTGGGTCGTCCATCGCTGGGGCCTGCGCCACCTGCTGCTGTACGGCGGCCTCGCGCTGGTCTTCGCCGCCGTCGCCTGGGTGAACGTGGCCGCCGGGATGCTGCTCCCCGCCGCGCTCGGCGACGCGACCGGCCGCACCGTCCGCGTCGTGGCGCTGGTCGCCGCCGCGTTCGTCGCCTGGCGGGTCGTCACCGGCCGGCTGGGCTACCTCACCAACCCGCTGGCGTGGTCGGCCGAGACCCGCCGGGTCCAGCAGACCGCAGAACACCGCCGCGCGATGGGCCTGGGCCGCCGCGGCCTGGGCTGGATCACCCGCCACGGCCAGCGTGCCGTCACCGGCCGCCCACCGCCCGCCCTGCCCCGCCCCCCCGACGACATTGACCGCATGCTGGTCCGGGACCTGGCGATCCACGCCCGCCGCGCCGGCCTCAAACCCTCAGAGCACACCACCAGCGAGCTCCGCGCCGCGGTCCGCGCCCACCGTGCCGCGCCGACCCAGCCCGCCCCACCCACCGCCAGCGACGCAGCACGCGAGCCCGAGCCGGCCACCGTCCGGCCCCGGACGACGCCGCCGCCCGAGCCGGACGACTTCGGCATCCCCGAACCGCTGTTCCGGGACCGCGAACCCGTTTGGAGGTGGCGGTGAACGATTTCCGCTTCCAGATATTGGTCTGGGGCTACGCCGTCGGCGGCCCGGACGTGGCCAATGACCTCGCTTGGGTGTGCGAGCAGGGCACCAGCCCGCCGTGCGGCCACCCATGGTGGGACCGCACCGCCGCCGACCTCGCCGGCCAACTCATCAGCCACGGCGGTGGGCCGTACGAGCGCGTGCCGGATCACTGGGCGCTGCCCGGCGTGACCGAGCTACGCATGCTGCAAGAGGTGAGGCCGTGACGTCCCCGAACGACCACCAGAAGCCGACGACCGTGCGCCTGCCCGACGCCCTCGCCGAGGACCTCGCCGCCGTGGCCGAGACCGACGGCATCCCGTCATCCGAGGCGATCCGCCAGGCCGTCGCCGCCCACGTCGCTGCCCGCCGCGCCGACCCCGAGTTCCAAGCGCGGCTGCGCGCCTCGATCGAGCGCAACCGCCGGATCCTCGAACGCCTCGCCACCGATCCTCCCGGTGAGGTGACCCCGTGACGCCGCCCCACCGCCGGGCGTACATTGTCCCAAATGCGCGGAACGCTGATCTGGTTCGGGATCTACTGCCTCTGGGCCGTGGTCTTCTTCACCATCATCTGGCCCTGGGCGAAAGGCCGCATCCCCAACGACAAGCGGCGCGCCTACCGGCAGTCGGACGACTGGGCCGCCCTGGCCGCCGCCGTGACCGCCCGGCGCGGCTACCGCTGCGCCGCCCGCTGGCGCTGCGCTGGCCCACTGCACCTTCACCATTGGGATATCCGCTCGTACGGGTGGGAACGGCCCTGGCAGGTCCTGTGGTTGTGCGAACGCCACCACCTGGCCTACCGCGTGGTCGACGACCCGGTGACGCGCGAGCCCTACCGCAAGCCGTACCGTTTCTCGGTCCACTGGTGGTCGGAGTGGATCTTCTCCGACCTCGAACGCGGCTTGTGGCTCACCACCCCCATGGTCGTCGGCTGGGGCAAGCTCAACCGCCTCGGCCGCCGCGCCCCGCACGGCACCACCGCCCGCCGCGCCGCGTAGCTGAGCACCCGTCGGCGGTGAGCCGGTGAAGGCCGGCAGCCTCTTCAGTGGCGTGGGCGGATTGGACCTCGCCGTCGAAGCGCACGGCTTCGAGGTCGCTTGGCAGGTTGAGGTGGACCCGTACTGCACGGCCGTCCTCGAGCGGCACTGGCCCGCCACGCCGCGCCACGGCGACATCAAGGCCCTCGACCCGGCCGTGCTCGAACCCGTCAACCTTGTCTTCGGCGGGCCGCCGTGCCAGCCGTTCTCCACCGCCGGGAAACGGAAGGTGACCAACGATGACCGCTGGCTCTGGCCCGAGATGGCTCGGTTCCTTCGCGGACTACGACCTCGCTACGCGTTCGTGGAGGCCCCGGCAGGGCTCCTTTCCCCTTGGCGAGATGACGGGCGATACCGGCCGGCACCTGTCGAGGCGATCCTTGGTGACCTGGCCACGCTCGGGTTCAATGCGGAATGGGTCTGCGTCCGCGCATCCGACGCTGGCGCCCCGCACGAACGGGCACGGGTCTTCATCCTGGCCTACGCCCACGGCGGCCGACTCGGAGCGGACCAGCGCGACCTACGGCAGCGGGAACCCGACCCTGACGGGCGCGGCCCGCTGGCCGACCCCAACGGTCTCGGGGCTCTACAACCGGCCGGACATCGGCACACCGAGCGGCTACGGACTGATGGCGGTGGTCAGGCTCTGGCCGACGTCGCTGTCCACGGACGGCGCGAAGGGTGGCCCGAGTGCCCGCCACGGCACGGGCACGCCGTCGCTGCCCCAGGCGGTCACCCTCTGGCCGACGCCGATGGCCCGCGACCACCACGGCGAGCGGACGGCCAAGCAGCAGGCCAGGGGCGCCCAGCTGCCGGACATGGCGGGGAGTTGCCTGAACCCGGCATGGGTGGAGGGCCTGATGGGCTTCCCCGAGGGCTGGACGGCCACCGCTGGCCGGCCCCGCAGGGCGCCGCGCAGTACCCGTGGGAGCCGCCTCGCACGGTCATCGCCAAGAGCCTCCCCAACCGCGTCCAGCGGGTGACCGCCCTTGGCAATGCCGTCGTGCCCCAGCAGGGCGCCCTCGCCCTCGAACTGCTCTGGCGGCGCATGGAGGCCACCGCATGACCAGACAAGAACGGAAGGCCTGCCCCACCCGGCGGACGACCGCGCAGGCCTTCGTTCCTTGGCCTGCGCGGTCGTCCGCCGGGTGGGGCAGGCCTTCCTCGGCCCCGGCGACGAAACGGCGCCTGGGAGCGGCCCCGTGACCGGCCAGCCCCGCGGACAGCGGCACGACCTGGTCCGCCAGCACACCGTCCCGGTCACCGTCGAGCTGCACCCCGACGAGATGGACTGCACCGAACTGGGCGAACGGGCCGGCCAGGAGCTCGCGAAGGCGGCACTGGTCTCCCAGGGCGGGTTCGTCCTGCGCGCGTTCTACCGGGCGTTCGGCCGGGCGTTGCCCCTGGCCGCGCTGCTGGGAACCCTCGTCCTGGCCGGCTGCACCCGCGCGCCCGACCCGACGACGGCGTTCCCCGACGAGCCGCCCACGACCGCCACCACCGCCCCGGCGACGACCGGGTACGTCCCAGCCCCGGCCGGCGGTTGCCCGATGGTCGTGGTCGGCTGTCCCCGTCCCGACGTCACCCCGGGCGCCGTCATCCCGAGCACCGACGGCGTGTGCCGCCCCGACTACAACAAGCGCCGTGAGCTTACCGCGGCGCAGAAACGCCGGGTCCTGGCCGCGTATTACCTGCCCCCGACAGCCCACGTCGCCGAGTGGGACCACCTCGTCGCCCGTTGGGCCGGCGGCGAATCCACCCCAAGGAACATCTGGCCCGAGGTCGATGCGGCCGAGAAGCAGCGCAAGGACCGCTTGGAGGTGCGCCTGTTCGACGCCGTGTGCCGCGACAAGACCATGACCCTGGCCGCCGCGCGCGAGCGGATGCGCCGCTTCTGGGCCAACTGGTAGCCAACGAAAGGACCGCCATGAACCTCACCGAGATCTCCCAGCGCCGAGCAGCCGTGACACCGGGACGGTGGAGGGCAAACCCGCCGCGCCCGTTCGGCGGCAACACCGAGATCGTCGTCTCCGACGAGGTGGACTCCGACCGCTGGATCGTCACCGTCTTCGAGCCTCGTGACGCCGAGTTCATCGCCCACGCGCCCGGAGACGTCGCCGACCTGCTCGCCGTCCTCTCCCCGCTCGGCGGCTACCTCCACCACGACCAGCCCGTCGAGACGCTGATCGAGGTCGTCCAGATGATCCGCGAGAGCCACGAGCGGGTCCCGTTCATCACCGATGACTGGTCGCGTGAGCGGCAGGACCGGGAGTTCTACGAGGGCCTCCTGCGCGAGTGCGAACAGGTCATCAGCCCGAAGGCCGATGATGACCCGGCCTTGCACGAGCTTGCTGGGCGGCTTCGGGCCGTCCTAGCCGACTCCGACGCCGGCCCGATCATCGGGGTGTGACGTGCGTGGAAGGAGCATCCGTGAACGAGACTGACGCGAAGCCGCTGGGCCAATGGTCAGTGGTCGACCTGTTCGGCCGCCAGCGCGCCGCCGGCTACCTGACCGAGGTGAAGGCCAGCGTCGAACGGCCGCCAGGCCCGCACGATCGACTACAGCCCCGACGCGGTCTACTCGATGGAGCCGGTCGACGAGGAGACCGCCCGGATGGTCGCCGCGATGGACGCCCCGCCCGAACCGGTGAGCGTGTGGTCGGCGCGGCGGATGGTCGGAGACTCCGCCAGCCAGCTCGCCATCACCGCGCCCGACGACGAGGACAAGGACCCGTTCTGAGGAGGTGACCACGGATGAATGACGAAGGCTTCAAGCCGTCCACGACCTGGTCGTAGCACCGCCCGGGCCCTGTCCACCACGACACCCCGGAAGGAGGTGCATCCCATGTCGAAGCACTGGCGCCGCAAGGCGTTCGTCGCCGTGACCCTGGCCGCCGGCCTGCTGCTGCTGGCCGCCCCGGCGATGGCCGCAGAGAAGTGGGTGTGGATCTGATCCGCCCGCACGCCGGGGTGTGTCCGCCCACGCCCCGGCACCGACCCTGACCCTGTAGCCAATCCAAGAGGGGCACCGGTCCAGATGCTATGGAACACCGCCACCGAACAGATCGCCGCCGTCCCGAGGCCCCGAACCCTGCCCGCGCCCATCGGCCACCTGCTCGCCGCCGGCGAGCGCACGGTGCTCGAGAACCCGTACGCGCCAGACCCTGCCACGGTTCTGGCGGCCCGTCTGGCGGCCGAGCGGGCCGCGAGGCGCGGCCCGGCGCTGGGTCTGGGCGCCGCCGCGCTGGCGATCTTCCGGCTGGTCGCCCGGTGACCGCCACCCATCCCGCGACGCCCGCATTCCAGCCCGGCGGCCGGCCGCTCGTCGCGGAGCTGTACGTCGGCCGGACGAAGATGCCCTGGCTGTCCCGACAGGCGTGGCGGTGGGACGTTGAATGGCACCGCATCGGCGACCGCGAGAGCTGGACCCGCTGGCACGTCGCCGGTGACTTCGGCTACGCCCGGACCCGCTGGGGCGCGTGGCGGGCTGTCCGCCGCGCCTACACCCGCCGCACTGCCAGGTTCGACGGCCGCCACGACCAGGTCCAGCCCGAGCCCGATTTCCCGCGTGGTGAGAGCGAGACCGTGCAGCAAGGCTGGGAGCCGCCAGCGTGGGCGAGGAAGGACCAGATTATTTCCGACGCTCCGCCATGGTCGAGGCGGCGGCCATGACCTTCGACCCGGCCGCGACCTTCGACCCGGCCGCGTTCTGGCACCTCGGCGACCCCGCCACCGACCGCCTCGCCCCACCACCCGTCCCGGGGCGAGTCTGTCTCGACTGTCATGAGTCGACCGCTGGAATGTGCTGGCGGCACCCGCGCACCTATCCCGCGGTCGACGTCGACGGCTACCGGCCCGCCACGAGCGTGGTGCACCGGCAGGGCGGCATGACCGTCTGGCACCACGCCGACGACCCGTGCGAGCTGTGCCCCGACTCGGTGAACGGCGACTTCAAGGACGTGGATCCGTGACCGACCCGACCCTCGACGAGGACGCCCTGACGGCGGCACACAAGGCCGTCGAGGACGTCCTGGTCGAGTTCCGCGACCGCCGGATCAGCGTGTTGCACCACGGCGATGGCAGGCTCATCGGCAATGGCCTCACGACCCGCGAAGGCCTCCGGATCGGGATCAAGGCGTACCTCGCGCACCTGGATGCCGCCCCGTGACCGCAGAAGACCAGGGCTGGGCCGTCGACGACGGCACCTGCGACGCCTGCTTCCGCGGCGACCACGACCGCTGCGCCAAGCCGGAGCCTTGCGAGCTGTGCGCCGACGACCCCGACGCGCCGCCGGTGCGGTTCTGCTGCTGCAACGAAGGCTACGAGCTGTGACCCCCGTGACCGGCGAGCTGCTCCGTGAGCTGCGCCAAGGCCGGCAGCTCAGCATGCGCGAGGCCGCCAAGCGGGCCGGCCTCAGCCACGGCTACCTGTCCCAGCTCGAACGCGGCCGCGTCGCCCACCCCTCCCCGCAGATCCTGCGCGCCCTCGCCAGCGTCTACGACGAGCCCTACGGGCGCCTGGCGGCCTGTTTCGGCTACGCCGACGAGCCCTCCGCAGGCCCGTTCCTGACCCACGTCGAGCACGACCTGATCGGCAAGCTCGGCGTCTGCTACCTCGACTTCCGCGCGATCCTGTATGCCTCCGAGGAGGCCAGCGCCAGCGGCCAAGGCATCTCAGACGCCCAGCAGCGGGATCTCGGCGAGTTCGCCGCCCACGTCCACGACCTCCAGCACGCTGTCATGGCCCGCGCGGCCATCCGTGCCTACCCGGACAGGTACCGGCTGTGACCGGCCGCGTCCTCGAGGTCGCCTGGCTGTGCCCCGGCTGCGGTAGGCGCATCCCGGCCGGCGAGACCGTCCGGAAGCACGGCGAGGCGTGGCGGTGCGCCGCCTGTCTGCCCGCCTCGAAGGCAACACCGTGGCGGACCCCGAAGCCGTCCCGGCCATCCCGTGCCCGGACCCTGCCGCCCAATCCGCCTGACCGCCGCTACGCCAACCATGAGAAGCCACACACCCGCTACGCCAAAGGCACGACGCTCGAGGAGTTGCTCGAACAATGACCCGCGCCCACCTGGACGCCGATTGCGTGACTGGCGTGACCTTGGCCGAGATCGCCCGCCAGCGCGAGCTGGGCTGGCCCGACTTCCATCCCGAGGACTACTGCCATGCATGCGGCCGGCCCAACGTCCGGTCATGGTCGGTCGACTCCGACCGCTGGAACGCCGCAGTCGAGCGGCGCGGGACCATCCTGTGCCCGCCATGCTTCGTCGCCCGATGGGAACAGGCAACCGGCATGCGAGCGCACTGGCGCCTCGTACCGGAGGCGATCCATTGGCCCGATGCCCTGCTGGACGCCGACCCGTGACCCGCTGGGCCGCCCTCGCCGCCGCCGGCTGCCTCACCGCCCTCGCCGGCCTGGTCTGGTACGTCCGCTGCCTGGAAAACCGGACCCGCCGTGTCCACCTCGCGTGGCCGCTGGGCACCTTCGCCGCCGGCTGCCTCACCGTCCTCGGCGCCCTGGCCGCCTATGTCGAATGGGGCGATTAGCGGTGTCCTGGGACGGCCTCACCCCGCCGTACGCCACGAACGCCAACGTGCAATGTGCCGGTGGTGGCATGTGGGCACCGTTCAAGGACGCCTTGTCCAACGCGCCATGCGGTTGGACCGGCGAACGGCATGTGGCCTGGAACGACTGGTCCGCCGAGCCGTGTGAGCGTTGCAACGGGTGGGTTGTCAGCATCCCATGGCGCCTGATTGATGCCACCGCATGACGCCCTACCCTGGTATGAGCTGGGAAGGACTCTTGCCGCCCTACGCCACGATCGTGGCCGACCCGCCGTGGCCGTATGAGGGCGACCGGCCACCGTTCGGGCCAACCTCACGGGGCGACCAGGGATGGTCCCGGCCATGGTCCTATTCGCTGATGTCGCTCGGGGAGATTGTCGCCCTCCCGGTGGCCGCGCTCGCCCAGCCCGGCGCGCACCTGTACTTGTGGACGACGCAGCGTCACCTGTGGGAGGCCAAGCGCATCGCGGAGGGTTGGGGCTGGCGGGTCGGCAAGGTCCTGACATGGTGCAAGGAGCCCATGGGCCTCGGCCAGGGTGGCGCGTTCACCAACACCACCGAATTCATTCTGTTCTGCCGCCGCCCTGTAGGTGCCCTCATCAAGGTCGCCCGTCAAGCGGCAGGACTGAGCACCAAGGCCGTCTGTGCTGCCGTCGGTGCGTACGGCAAGGTCAACCACGGCGGTGCTGTGTCGAACTGGGAAGCCGACCTGTCCTACCCGACCGCCGAGGACTGGCGACGGCTCCGCGACGTACTCCCAGGGCTTGCCGACCAGGCGGATCTTGCGGCCGACGCGAACCGTGTGGACACGACTTGGTGGCAGTGGCCGCGTGGCCCGCATTCGGTCAAGCCTGCTGCGTTCCTTGACGTGGTCGAGCAGGTAAGCCCTGAACCCTATGTCGAGCTGTTCGCCCGGCAGCCCCGCCTCGGCTGGGATTCCTGGGGCTGGGGCTACGAAGGCGCCGCTTCGTGACCTACGCCGAGCTGGGAGCCCACCTCGCCGCCTACGCCCACTGTCCGCCTCATCACCTGGCAGGGCCCCCTCACCGGCCAATGGTACTGGCAGGCCTACTCCCTGCTCGCCGGGCGCACACCGCTCGCCATGGGTGGCCCCGCCCCCACCCGCGCCGACGCGCTCGCAGCCGGCCGCGTCCGCTACCCCGACGCCGCCGAAGCCAGCACGATCGACCCCGCCGGATGGGTCTGCTGATCCAGGGAAGGTGACGATGAGCGACGGCGTGTTCTGGCCCGAGTTCAAAGCGTGGCTCGAAACTCACGGCATTGACGTAAACGAGTGTGCCGAGGTTGTCATCCGCTTCACCCCGGCCAGTGTCCACGGCTACGGGTCCGGCTTCCCGGTCTGCATGGAGGCCACCATGTACCTGCGCAACGACCTGGGCTTGCGCTACCTCGACCAAGACGTGGTCGCCACCGAGACCCGCACCATTCCGCTGCGGCACCTGCCCTGCGTCGAGGTCGTCCGCTCCGTTCCCAAGGGGAGGTGACACCTTGTCCAAGTTCCTTGCGTGGCTGAAATACGCCGAGCAGCGCCGCTCCGGCCTGGACGGCTAAGCCCGCTCCACCGAAAGGAGGTGATCACCCTGCGCCGCTACCTGCTCTGCGTCCAAGGACGCCACTCCAGCGAGGCCGGCTGATGACGCCAGCGGCGCCCCAACCCGAAAAGGGCGCCGCAGCGGACCAGGCACCCGCGGTCCAACGGGGCGGTCGCCCGATAGCCTAGCAAGCAAGCCGGGAGGCGGCCGCATGGCGAGACCCACGATCGAGCACGTCGGCAACGCCCAAGACCTCCTCTACGTCCTGGCAGACCGCGACCAATCCATGTACTTCCTCGTTGCCAGCCTCATCGATGTACTCGTCTGGGTCGACCAAGAGACCCGCGCCGCCCGCGCCGCCGCCTCCTACGGCCCCGGATCCGACGCCCACACCATCGGCCGACACGGCCTGAACCGCCCCACCGAAGACCGCCTCGACTTCGGCACCGACCTCGAGGACGAAGCCAACGGTGCCCGGCCGCGGCGTCGCGGCCGCACCCCCGAGCGGACCGACCTGCTGCCTGTCGAGGTCGACGACTGGTTCTACAAGCGGTTCAAGCGGATGCGGCGCGAATGGTATGGCCGCTTGGCCGCAACCGTCGGCAGCTACGAGTCCGAGGCCGACGAGATCGCGAAGTACCTCGACCCCTCCCAGCGCGCCCAGAAAGGCTGACCGATTCGGGTTGTTCCTGAAAATGCTGAGCCGTTGACCAGCGCCGCTGCTTGCCAGCGGTGCTACATTCCCTACCCAGCGGAGTGTGCCCCATGCTCAGGCGTGACGACCTCGACGAGGGCCGCCGCGAGACCGTCACCACCTACTGCCTGCGCTGCGACGACCGCCACCGGTACCGGGCGCTCAAGGCCCAGGTCGCGCCACGGTTCAAGGTGCGGACCGAATGGTGCTCGCAATGCCAGCGGGACACCCTGCACGAAGAACGCTGACTTCCCATCCCCCGCCCCGCAAGGGAAGGAACCCGTCATGCGACGCCCGCTCTGCGCTGCGCTACTCGCCGTCAGTCTGCTCGCTCTGCCCACCGCCGCGCTGGCCGACCCCTCGGCTGGCAACAGTGGCCACTCCAACAACGGCTCGACGCAGTGCCAGGCCGGCGGCAACGACCACTGCCCGCCGTTCGGTACCGACAAGTAGGTCGCTTCAGATTCCCGTGACGTCCAGCGCGGTCATCGGAAGCCCGTGGGACACGACCGGCCCCGCATGGTCGACCTGCCCAAGCTGCGGCACGCACTACCTGGGCTTCCACAACTGCCTCTGGAAGACACCGGCCGCACCGGTCTACGTCCAAGCCCAGCCATGGCGCCTGTCCGACGAGGATGTCGAACGCATCGCCGACCGGGTCATCGCCAAGCTCCAAGCCAAGGAGAACTGAACATGCGCCGCATCCTCGCCACCGTCGCCCTCGCCGCCGGCCTGCTCGCCGCGACCACGGCCCCCGCCCTCGCCGGCTCACCCCACTTCGTCAACGACCAGACCACCTTCGCCCAGACTGGCAGCACCCTCACCGTCACGTTCAAGGAAGCCGGCCTCGGCGACGAACCCCAGGTCGACTACCTCCTCGACGCCACGTTCCAGTGCGTCAACCCCGGCGGCAACGACCCGGCGGCCGGCAACAAGCAGTCCTTCTCCACCGCGGCGACGCTGCCGGTCCAGAACGGCCAGGTCTCCGGCAGCCTCTCGGTGACGGCGGTGCTGCAGCCCAAGTGCGAACCCCCGATGACGGTCGTCGTCCGCAGCGCCACGCTCACCGACACCACCAACAACCTCTCGGTCAGCCTGTAGCGGTAGCCATGTCAGCCTGGACCTACGACAGCCGTGCCTACCGCAGGGCACTGGCCGAGGTCCAGGCCACCGGCCCCACCTGCTGGCTGTGCGGCCACCCCGGCAGCGACTCCCTCGACCACGTCATTCCCGCCAGCGTTGCCCCCGACCTGCGCGCCGAGCCGAGCAACTGGCGGCCAGCGCACGGTGTGCGCGGTTGCAGCACATGCGGTCAGCGGTGCAACCAGTCTCGGGGCGCGAACCTCACGCCGAAGTGGAGCCCGCGCTCAAGGCGTTGGTGATTGTCCCTCTGACCTGCGATAATAGGCATGTAGTGGCCCGGCGGTGCTCCCACACCCCGGGCCGTGGATCGACCTACCAGGAGGCCGACCATCGCCCAGCGTACCTGCACCGTTCCCGGCTGCGGCAGGAAGCACTACGGCCACGGTTACTGCCAGCCGCATTGCCGCCGATTCACCAAGTACGGCGATCCGTTGGCCGGAAGGGCGGCGAACGGAACTCTCTGCAAGGCCCCGAGTTGCGAGGGGCGGATCGGCCATGGTGGCCGTGGCTGGTGCCAGTTGCATTACCAGCGGTGGCTGAGGTGCGGTGACCCCCAGGCCGGCATACCGCTCCGGCAGCCAAAGAACACCCTGGCCTGCACCGCTGAGGGTTGCGAGGAACCACGCCGAAGTCTCGACCTTTGCCTGAAGCACTACATCCGGTTCTACAGGAACGGCATCACCGAGCGACTGAACAAGCGAATCCATCCGCTCACCTGCACCATCGACGGGTGTGAGAAGCCCAGCAAGAATCGCGGCTGGTGCTCGATGCACTCACGGCGCTGGGAGCGGCATGGCGACCCGCTGGTCAGCTTCCCCAACGCCCGCTACCCAGATCGGCGTTACCGAAGGGTGAAGCGCCCTGGCCATTCACTAGCCGGCAAGGACGGCGTCGTCGCTCTGCATCGGCTGGTGCTGTACGAGGCTATTGGTCCAGGTGAGCATCCCTGCCATTGGTGCAGCACGCTGGTCGACTGGTCCAAGCGATACCCGGCTGACCAAGCTGCGTTGGTGGTTGACCACCTGGACTGGAACAGGGCGAACAACGAGCTAGCTAACCTTGTCGCCTCATGCCCTCCCTGCAACAGCACTCGGCAAGCAGTGGCGTAGCGCAACCCATTGCCATCCCCGTCAGGTCTAGAGTCTGGTGACATGGACAGACAGCTAGACATCCAGCAGGTCAGCTACCTCATGCCGGTCACGATACTCGGCACCGGTGAGGATGGCCGCACGCTGGTCCGCTGCCCCGAATGCGGCGACGACGCGACCGTCCTCGAAGACGGCCGCATCTACTGCCCATACGGCGAGACGATCCAAAACGCTGTACGCAACGCGCTGACCAGCGCCGACGGGTAGGGGGGCGGGTCGGCGACGGAATGTCCGATTCGGGTGCCGACCCGCTTGCCAGCCGAGCGTTTTTTGTGTACCTGCGTGAGCCGGGAAATGGACATCTGCCATGAGCTTCGGCCCGGTTGAGCAGGCGATCCGGCGGGACCTCCGCAAGCTCAAGATCAGCCTGCGGGCGCCATCCGGACTGGCTGCGACGGCGTTGGCGTTGGCGCAACTGATGGACGGTGAGTGCCGCGGCGTCTGCCGGCAGTGTGACGAGGAGATGAGCCTGCGGGTCGATGCCTCGGCGCGGGACATGGCGGCGGTGACGCGGGAGCTGCGGGCGACGATGGAGACCTTGGGGCGGCACGGTGACTCTGACACTGGAAGCGCGTTCGTCGCTTCGCTGCTCGCCCCGGTGGACAACGCCGAGGACCGGCCGGCCGACAAGGGGCGGCGAGCTCGCGCGGTTCGCGGCGGCGCTGGGGACGCCGCTGATGCCGTGGCAGCGGCACGTCGCCGACGTCGCGCTGGAGGCTGACCCGGATTCGGGGCTGCTGGTCTACCGGCGGGTGGTCCTGACCGTCCCACGGCAGAGCGGGAAGACGACGCTGCTGCTAGCCAAGATGGTCCACCGGGCGCAGGCGTTCGGCCGCGCGCAGCGGATCGCCTACACCGCGCAGACCCGCTTGAAGGCCAGGGAGAAATGGGAGGACGACCACCTCCCGATCCTCGAGGCGTCTGCGTTCCGGCCGCTGTTCACGGTGCGTAAGCAGATCGGCCAGGAGGCGATTCGCTGGCGGAACGGGTCGATCCATGCCATCGATGCCCCGACCGATGACTCTGGACATGGCCCGACGTTGGATCAGGGCGTGATCGACGAGGCGTTCGCCCGGGAGGACGCTCGGGTCGAGCAGGCGATGGCTCCGGCGATGATCACCCGACCGCAGCCACAGCTCGACGTCGTGTCGACGGCGGGGAAGTCCAAGGGTGCGAGCCCGTACCTGTGGGGCAAGGTCGAGGCGGGCCGTCTCGCCGCCGAGGCCGGCCTGACCTCAGGGGTGGCGTATTTCGAGTGGTCGGCCCCGAACGACGCCGACCCGGCCGATCCGGCGACGTGGTGGGCGTGCATGCCGGCGCTGGGTCACACCGTCACCGAGGACGCGGTCCGGGCCGAGTTCGCCTCCATGGACCTGGCCGAGTTCCGCCGCGCCTACCTCAACCAGTGGGCGGACGAGAGCCCGGCGGAGTGGCTGGTGATCGGCCAGGCCGCGTGGCAGGCAATCCGCGACCCGCACTCGGCGATCGTTGATCGGCCGGCGTTCGCGGTCGACATGCCCCCCGACCGGACGTGGGCGTCGATCACCGCGGCCGGGTGCCGCGCCGATGGCCGCAAGCACATCGAGCTGGTCGAGCGCCGCCGCGGCGGGTCGTGGGTCGTGCCGTGGCTGAAGGAACGCGCCGACCGGGCTGACCGCTGGTCTCCGTGCGCCAACGTCATCGCGCCGTCGGGGCCGGCCGGGTCGCTGATCCCCGAGGCGGAGGCCGCCGGCCTTGAGATCCTCAAGCCGAGCGTCCGGGAGATCGCGCAAGCGTCCGGGTCATTCTACGACGGCACCGGCGCGAACCCCGAGGTCGATGAGCCGGCGTGGCTGCGGCACCTCGGCCAGCCCGAGCTCGACGCCGCCGTCGCCGGGGCGCTCAAGCGCGACCTCGGCGACGCATGGTTGTGGGCCCGCAAGGGCGTCATGGTCGACATCTCGCCGCTGGTCGCGGCGACCGAGGCGTTGTGGGGCCACGCCGTCAAGGGCCACGCGACCGAGGCGGCCGCGCCGGATCCGTTCGTGCTGTTCGGCCGATAGGAGACCGATGATGGCCACAAGGCTCGTGGACCGGGTGCCGCTCGAGCGGATCCAGGCCGAAGCCAGGCAGGTCGACCTCGGCCGGGCGCTGCTCACCCTGCTGGTCGGCGTGTTCTGGCTACTCGGCTGGCTGGCCGGGAAGCTGACCCTCGGCGTCGGGTTTGCGTACGCCGCAGCGAGGGTCGGCTACGTCGAGGCCCGCAGCCCGACCAAGGCAGGGCCACGTGCCGGGCCTGCTTGAGCGCGTCGCCGCCGGGCGGTCGAGCGCGGCGCGGCCGGTGAACCTGACCCTCGACGACTACGTCGAGCTGCTCCGCTTCCAGGGCTTCAGCGGCGAGTACCCGTTGCTGCGCACCTCGATGGGGAAGCTGGACGAGGAGCAGCTCGTCCAGACCGCCAGCATGGCCTACCGGATGCACGGGCCGGTGTTCGCCCTGGTCCTCGCCCGCTTGCAGGTGCTCTCGCAGGTCCGGTTCGCGTGGACCCGGTTCCAGGGCGGCCAGCCGACCGACCTGTTCGGCACCCAGGCGTTGAAGGTGCTGGAGCGGCCGTGGCCGGGCGGGACGACCTCGGACCTGCTCGCCCGGATGGAGGTCGATGTCTCGACGGCGGGGACGTCCTACGTCCGCAAGATCACCCGGCGCGGCTCCCCGCCCCGCCTCAGCCGCCTGCGGCCGGAGTGGGTGATCGTGGCGCTCGGCTCGGCCGAGGACGCCGAGCATCCGGCCGAGGCCGCCGACGTCGAGCTGCTCGGTTTCGCCTACGTCCCGCCGTCGGGTGGGATGGTGCTGCTGGACCCTGGCGAGGTGGCGGTGTTCGCGCCGATCCCCGACCCCGATCGGGTGTTCCTGGGCATGTCGTGGATCACGCCGGTCCTGTCCGAGCTGCGGGCCGACAGTGCGCAGACCGAGCACAAGCTGGCGTTCTTCCGCAACAACGCCACCTCGAACCTCGCCATCAAGTTCGACGCGGCGGTCACCGTCGACCAGGTCGAACGCTTCAAGGCGATGTTCGAGAAAGACCACGAGGGCGCGTGGAACGCCTACAGGACGATCTGGCTCGGCGGCGGCGCCGACCCCGTGCCCATCGGTTCCAGCTTGAAGGACATGGACTTCTCCTCGGTCGCCGGCAAGGCCGAGTCCCGGCTGGCCGCCGCCGCGGGGGTGCCGCCCTCCTGGGTCGGGTTCAGTGAGGGGTTGCAGGGCTCGGCGCTGAACGCGGGGAACTTCAACTCGGCCAGGCGCCGCTACGCCGACGGGACCGCGCACCACTGGTGGGCCAACGCCGCCCGGTCCTTGGAGCCGCTGGTCGCCGACCCCGTGAACGCGCCGGGCGCGTCGTTGTGGTTCGACACCCGCAGCGTGCCGTTCCTGCGCGAGGACGCCGCCGACGCGGCCAAGATCCAGGCGGAGGAGGCGCAGACGATCGTGGCGCTGGTCAAGGACGGGTTCACGCCGGAGTCGGCGATCGATGCGGTGAAGAACCGCGACTGGAGCCGCCTCCGTCACCTTGGGTTGCTCTCGGTCCAGCTCCAGCCGCCCGCCAACTCGGACCCCGGCGCGGCGGCGGCGCACCAGGCCCGCAGCGTCGTTGAGATGATCCAGAAGATCCACCTCGGCGTCGGGGTGGTCCTCTCCGATGAGGAGGCCCGCGAGATCCTCAACCAGGGCGGCGCCGGCCTGCCACCCGGCGGCCTGCCCGGCGCGCCGGCGGCACCGCCGAACGGGCAGGGCAACGGGCAGGTCCCAACCGGATTGGCGAGGTGAGGCGACGTGCCCTTTCGGGTCTGACTGCGAGTTCGAGGATCAACAGGCGTGCGAGCGCGCCAACGCCGACCGCGACGACCCGGCGGCGTACTGCGCCGCGTTGCGGCGCCGGACGGAAGGACACTGCATGGACAGCCGCGACCTGCGCGACTTGAAGGTGGTCGGCGTGGTCCCGTTCGACAAGCTGGCCGATCCCGCCATCGCCGGCTCCATCCCGCCGTCGCCAGCCGGCTTCGTCGATGGGAAGGGCCGGCCCCGGCTGCGGCTCATCCGCCCGCTCGCCCGTCAGGCCAGGTCGTGGTACCGGATCAGCGCCAAGGCCGCCGAGGCCGAGCCTGCGGGCGACGACGGCCAGGACGAGCCGAAGGTTGACGGCGACACGACCATCATCGACATCTACGATGAGATTGGGTGGTTCGGAACGGGCGCCGCTGAATTTGTCCGCGACCTCCGCCAGGTCGACACCCCCAAGATCGAACTGCACCTCAACAGCCCTGGGGGCGACGTGTTCGAGGCAGTGGCGATCTACAACGCCCTGCGGCAGCACAAGGCCCACGTCCACGTCCTGGTCGACTCCCTGGCCGCCTCGGCGGCCAGCTTCATCGCCATGGCCGGCGACAAGGTCACCGCGATGGCCAACGCCATGTTGATGATCCACGACCCGTGGGGTCTGGTCATCGGCAACGCCGCCGACATGCGCGACATGGCTGGCCTGCTGGACAAGCACGGCGACAACATCGCCTCCATCTACGCCGCCCACGCCGGCGGCGAGATCGCCGACTGGCGGTCCCGGATGCTGGCCGAGACGTGGTATCTCGCCGACGAGGCCTACAAGGCCGGGCTGGTCGACGAGGTCGCCGACGCCGACGGCCGCCCGATCTCCGACGCCTGGGATCTGTCGGTGTTCGCCCACCGGCCCTCCGAGGCCCGCCCTGCGGCCAGCGCCGCGGCGGGCCCGCCGGTGGATAGCGCCGCCCGGGCCGTGGCCGCGACCGCGCCACCGACCCACCACACCGCCACCGTCGACGGGACCTGGGACGCCGGCCCGAACGAGAAGCGGCTGCCGTCCCCGATGCCGGTCGCGACCGCGAAGAAGGCCTACGGCTGGTACGACGGCGCCCAGGTCGTGGACGGGACCCTCACCAAGGAGGCCTGCAAGCTCCTCCACCATCAGATCAGCGAGGACGGCACCCCGGGCGCGGCGCACCTCGCCGGGGTCCGCAACGCCCTGTCCCGGCTGCCCCAGTCGACCATCCCCGAGTCCGAGCACGACGCCATCCAGCGGCACCTCAACGCGCACCTGGCCGACGCCCCCTCCGATGCCCGCACCACCACCCAAGCCCCCGAGTCCGGCAACGGCCGGCGCCCGGTCCGGATGGGAACGACCCCCTCGTGGTTCGTCCCGAGCCCTCCTGGAAAGGAGACACCCCAATGGCAGATGCGCTGAGCATCTCCGATGCGATGAGCATTGAGGACCGCGAGGCCCGGGTCGTCGACATCGACACTCGGGTGCAGGAGATCGACGCCGACTACGCGGGCGCTCCCATGCCCGCCGCCATCCGCGAGGAGTGGAACGGCCTCAACGCCGAACGCGACGAGCACGTCGGCGTCATCGCCGAGCTGCGCGCCCGCAGGGAGCGCCTGGCGCAGATCGCGGCCTCCGCCGCCGACGCGCAGGCGACCGAGCGCGTCGGCAACGGCGGCGGCGCGCCAGTGGTGATCCGCCGCCGCGGCACCGAGATCTTCGACCTGCAGCGCATCCGGTCGGAGTCCCACGACGACGAGGAGTACCGCGCGCGGCTGCACGACAACGCCAAGCGTGCGATCGAGCAGGCGAAGTACGGCACCGTCCGCGGCATCGTGACCCGCGAGGACGCCCAGACCAACGTTCTGCGCCTCCTGGACGACATCGATGACGAGCGCGGCACCCTCGCCAAGCGGGTCCTGGCGACCGGGTCGCCGGAGTACGAGCGCTGGTTTTGGGCGCAGGTGTCCGGCAAGGGCGACGTGCCCCGCCCGCAGGCCGCCCTGACCCTGTCCGGCACCGGCGTCGCGGTCCCGTTCGAGTTGGACCCCACCGTGATCATCACCTCCGACGGGGCGACCAACCCGCTGCGGCAGATGAGCCGGGTGGAGACGATCGTCGGCAAGACCTGGTCGGGGGTCACCTCCGCCGGGATCACCGTCGGGCGGCTGGGTGAGGCGCTGGCGTCGACCGACAACGCGCCGACCCTGGCCGGGCCGACCCTCACCCCGACCACCGTCCGCGGGTTCGTGCCATTCAGCATCGAGGCTGACCAGGACTGGACGCAGCTCCGAAGCGAGATGACCCGGCTGCTCCAGGACGCCAAGGACGTCGAGGAGGCGACCGCGTTCGTGACCGGGTCGGGCACCCCGCCGGCCCCGGGCGGGATCCAGGCGACCCTGTCGACCGCCTCCAACGTCAACGACACCGTCACCGCGTTCAACGCCGCCACCACCGTGTTCGCGGCCGAGAACGCGATGGCGCCGCGGTTCACCCCCCGCGCGCAGTGGCTGGCCCGCAAGAACTTCTACAACCAGATGCGCGCCCTGGACACCAACGGCACCCTCTACGCCAGGCTGACCGAGGGCCGCCCTCCCGAGCTGATCGGCTACCCCGCCCGCGAGGCGACCGCGATGCCGGTCCGGTTCACCTCGTCCACCGTGTTCGGCGGCCGCTACGCCATCCTCGGCGATTTCAGCCAGTTCCTGATCGTCGACCGCGCCGGGATGGACATCGAGGTCATCCCGCACCTCTTCGGCGCCGCGCAGGGGAACCTTCCAACCGGCCAGCGGGCGATCTTCGCCCTTTGGAGGAACAATTCGAAGGTGCTCGTGGACAACGCCTTCCGCGTGCTGGTCTACGCCACCTGATCCCGTCCCAGAGCACGGCACCCCGAACCGCTCGGGGTGCCGTGCGGCGTGAAGGAGCAGCCATGCCCGACCCCGAGATCTACATGGCGCGGGACACCTACATGGACTACCCGGCGGGCCCGAACGCGCCGACCCCGGTCCAGGCCCGGCAGACCGCCCGCGCCGGCCACCCGATCATCGCCCGCAGCCCGAGTATGTGGGTGCCACTCACGGTCGACTACGAGGTGGAGCCGGAGCCGCCGAAGGCGGCAGCGAAGCCGGCCGGCAAGCGGTTGAGTGGCTGAGCGGGAGCAGGTACCCAGCGTCGGCCGCATCGTCCACTACATGAGCTATGGCACGCCGGGTGGGGAGTATGCCCATGCATGCCGTGCCGCGATCGTGACCGAGATGCACGAGCACAACGTCGTCGGTCTGGCCGTCCTCAATCCTACCGGGGCGTTCTTCAACACCGAGGTTCCGTGGGACGAGGACCTCAAGCCTGGCGGTACCTGGCACTGGCCGGAGCGCGTCGGTGGCTGAGGCCATCGAGGTTGCCGAGGCCCTGGTCGTCCGTCCCGGTGACAAGCTGCTGATCCGGGTGCGGCAGGACACCTACCCCGAGCACGCCGACCAGCTCGCCAAGCACCTCAAGCGGCGCATCCCCGAGGTCGAGGTGACCATCATCGCCGCCGAGCAGTTCGCGGTGGTCCGCGATGGCTGAGACCGCGACAGTCCAGACGCTGCTGACCGAGGGCATCACTCCGGAGCAGGCCACCAAGCTCGTCCAGGCCGAGCCGCTTCCCGACGCGGTCACTGTGGCCTATTTGCATACAGACGACGTCGCCTATTCGTGGCACCACTCCTGGTGGCAGTTGTTCCTCGCCGACCTCGGCACGCACCAGCGGATCCGCCGCGGCGGGCTGATCTCGATGGAGTGCAACTCCGGCCAGCTGGTCGCCGGGCGCAACAAGGCCGTCCGCGACTTCCTGGCTGGTGACGCGCCGTGGCTTTTGTGGCTGGACACCGACATGGGCTTCCAGCCGGACCTGCTCGAGCAGCTGATGGCCGCCGCGGACCCGACGGAGCGGCCGGTCGTGGGGGCGTTGTGCTTCGGGTCGCGGCAGCTCGGCCCCGACGGGATGGGTGGTTATCACACGATGCCGGTCCCGACCGTCTACGACTGGGCGCCAGTCACGACCGTGGACGGCCAGGAGCTGGAGGGCTTCGATATCCGCTGGGGCTACCCGCAGAACGCGCTGGTCCGCTGCGACGCGACCGGGTCGGCGGCGATCCTGGTCCATCGCTCGGTGTTCGAGCGGATCCAAGCCAAGTACGGCCCGGAGTGGTATCACCGGGTGCCGGCCCGTGAGGGGTCGATGGGGGAGGACCTGTCGTTCTGCATGCGGGCGACCGCCGTCGGCGTCCCCGTCTACGTCCACACTGGGGTGCGGACGACGCATGCGAAGCGGGTGTGGCTGGCCGAGCACGATTACCTCGCGCTGGGCGTGCCGGCGCCGGCCACGGAGGAGGTCGCGGTCCTGGTCCCGGTCCTTGGACGCCCCGAGCACGCCGCGCCGTTCATGGCGAGCTTGCGCGCGAGCACCGGTCTGGCCCGCGCGTACGCCATCTGCGACCGGGGCGACGAAGACGCGGCGACGGCATGGAAGCAGGCCGGCGCGACCGTGCTGCTGCCGCTGGACCCTGCCGATGACCGGCCGGGCACCTTCGCGGAGAAGGTGAACGAGGGCTACCGGGTCACCAGCGAGCCGTGGCTGCTGCTGACAGGCTCCGACGTCCGCTTCCATCCGGGCTGGTGGGACCACGCCCTCGCCGCCGCCGAGGGCGACCGGTTCTCGGTCGTCGGGACGAATGATTTGGGGAATCCGCGGGTGATGGCCGGCGAGCATTCACCGCATCCATTGGTTCGCCGCTTATATGTGGATCAGGTCGGGGCGAGCTGGGATGGGCCGGGTATTGTTTGCCATGAGGGTTATCAGCACAATTTCGTCGATGATGAGCTGGTGACGGCCGCGAAACAGCGTGGCACCTGGACTCCTGCGCTCGCGAGCCGCGTGGAACATCTCCATCCATTTTGGCAGAAGGCCGAATTGGACGAGGTCCATAAACTCGGCCAGTCCAGTTTTGAGGAGGACCGCAAACTATTCGAGGAACGTCTTCGGGCGCATGCAGGTGATGATGCTGGGTCAGGCTGAGTTGCCCAGCTTGACGCCGAAGACCTCGGCCGCCTGCTGGACCCTGTCCCAGTAGCCACGGTTCCGCTTGGCGGCGAACCCTGACAGGCGGTAGCGGTGCGCCGGGAAGACCTCTGCCTGATCCAGTAGGCCGAGGCGGACGAGCTTGAGCGTCGTTGCTCGGACGGTTCGGGGCGCGACGTCGGTCGCTGCATCGCGGATCTGCTGGTTGGTCAGCCATTGGCCTTGATGACTTGTCAGGACTCGGATGACCTCGACCTCATGGCGTGATACCTCGTTGCGTTCCATGCACCTAAGCTTACCAGTTCATGCCAGCATCCGCCAGCTCATGCCAAGTGAGGGCCCGCACGTGGTGATCTCCCTGCCGTGGCGGCCCGTCCACGTTGATGGCCGGGCCGAGGCGCCCGCGATCCTGACGTCGATCACCCTGGACGAGACCGCCGTCCTCGCCGAGCTGGCCGCCGCCGCGGGCAACGCCCTCGATATCGGCAGCGCGTATGGCTACAGCGCGGTCGTGCTGGCCCTGGCCGGCGCCCAGGTGACCACCGTCGACCCGCACGCGGGCGAGAACCCCGGCACCTACCAGGTCCTGGCCGGCAACCTCGCCGCCTACCGGGTCGCCGACCGGGTCACCGTGGTCGTGGCCACGTCGCAGCAGGCCCTGCCGAACCTGGAGGCGGCCACGTTCGGGTTGGTGTTCGTCGACGGCGGCCATGACGAGGCGACGGTGGAGCACGACGTCGGCTGGGCGGTAAAGCTGCTCAAGCCTGGTGGTGTTCTAGCGGCGCATGATTGGGACGAGGCCACTTGCCCAGGTGTCCGTGCGGCACTCGAGCGGGTCCTGGGCCCACCGCCGCGGCTGGTCGACACCCTGGCGGTCTACGAGGGCCTGGCGTGAGCGCGCCGTCGCTGCTGCCACTGCTTCCTCGGCGGGTCCGGATCCGGCTTCGCTGGGAGCGGACGGTCGACCGGGTCGCTGGCTGGCTGATCGACCGTCGACGGCTTGGTATGGCTGAATGGCTTTGGCGGGTGACCTGCCTGTGGGGCGGTACGTGAGGGCCGCCGTCGTCGGCGCCGGCGTGTACGGCGCAACCATCGCGGTCGAGCTCGCCCGTGCCGGCCACCAGGTGGACCTGTACGAGCGCCACCGCGACCTGCTGGGAGGCGCGACGCGGCAGCAGCAGGCCCGGCTGCATTCGGGGTTCCACTACCCCCGGTCGCTTCCCACGGCCCTGGCCGCCAAGGCCGACGCGCAGGCGTTTGCGGTCCGGTTCCCGGGGGCGGTGAACCGCCGTAACGCCCACTACTACGCCATCGCCAGCGAGGGCAGCCTGACCGGCGCGGACGAGTATCTGGCGTTCTGTGAGCAGCTCGACGCGGGCGCGCAGGTCTGCAAGCCGCCGTCGCTGCTGGCCGGCGTCGACGTGTGCGTCCGGGTGCCCGAGGCGCTGGTCAACGTGACCGCGCTGCGGGAGCAGCTGCGCGCCGAGCTGCGCCAGGCCAAGGTCCGGTTCCGCCCACCCGCCGACGTGAACCCGGGCAAGCTCGACCACGACCTGGTCGTGGTGGCGACCTACGGGCGGGGCTGGCCCGCGCCGTTGCGCTTCGAGGTGTGCGAGGTCGTGATGGTGCTGGGCCTGACCGCGCACGCCTTCACGTCGTTCGTGGTTCTGGACGGGGAGTCCGGCTGCTCGCTGGACCCGCTGCCAACCGCGCGGGGGCACCTGCTCTACCACGTCACTGAGAGCGTCCACGCTGCCAATGAGGGCCTCACGGCGGAGATCCCCGGCCACCTCGCGCCGCTGCTGGACCGTGGCGTGGTCCCCACGGGGGGAAGCCGGGTGCGGGCGGTGCTCGCTGGCGCGCGCAGGCACTTCCCGGCGCTGGCCGGCGCGACCTACGCGGGGTCGCTGTTCACGGTGCGGGCGGTCCTGCCCGGCGTGGACGCGACCGACGAGCGGCCAACCCGCCTCCTGCGTGACGGCCACCTCGTGCACGTCCTGGCCGGCAAGATCGACGGCGCGCCCGCGGCCGCCGCCCGCATCGTGGCGATGGCTAGTGACCTGGTGCGGGCGTGAACCCGCTGGTCTCGATCATCACCGCCACCCATGGCCGGCCCGGCGTCCTGATCGAGCGGTGCATCCCGTCGGTGTGGTCGCAGACCTACCAGCCGATCGAACACCTGATCGTGGTCGACGGCCCGGACCAGCCGCTGGCGTGGCGGCTGGAACGCCTCGGCTACCGCACCGAGCCGGGCCATGGCCGCCGCCTGGTCGAGCTGGGCCGGAACTGGGGCACGGTCGGCA